CAAAAGGTACACCTCTCCATTGGCCTTTGGTATGTTTTAGATTATTTATAAAGTTTACGGCATGTTTCGCTTTTCTCTCATCAAATATTTTAACCACCACCCTTTATAAGCAGTAGTTCCATTGGATCATCGTTTTCAACTGCTCCCTCAACTGAAATCCTGCTTCTTGATGATGGAGTAAGACCAAATTGTTCACAAAATTTATTCATAATCTTAAGGTAAGTTTGGGCTATCGATACCTGTGGCACCTGCTGCCAATAACCTGAAGGAGTTTTTACAATTGTTCCATGCTTAGATATAAATTCTTCAGCTTCCTTCCATCTAGCGTAAGCCTGGCAATATCCAGCAAAAGCAGCCATATCTATTTCTGTTAAAATTCCTAAATGCTCTAATTGTTTAGATAGTCTCTTCCATTCCTTCTTTGCTTCGGGCTCAAGCCATGATGGACATCTTGGTGCTTTCTTTTCAGGTTTAGGTTCATTATTGTTTAATGGTCTTTTTCCTGGATTCCCTTCAAGTTCCTTTATTGCTGTAGGTTTAGGTTTTCTTCCTCTCTGTGTCATAGGTATCACCTCCAATCAAAAAGAGCCCTTTCAGGCTCCTAAAGTTGTTAACAGAATTCTATTTTTTCTTATCTTTAAAACCAATTCCCTTAAAGTTATAATTTCCTTTCCGTACTTCTTCAATTTCTCTATCTCTTGCCTTATTGTAATCCTTATGTTTAGTTTCTTCATCTTTACATTTCATACAAATACAATCCTCATTAAACATGGACATTATTCTTCCATCTTGTAAATCCTTTCCACATCTATCACAATTTTTCTTAGTAAAAAATTTATCCATATAAACACTTCCTTTGCAGTTTTCAATGGGGTTATTGTACTAAGACCCCTTTTAAAATCCCTTACATGGGAGACTGTGGCCTTGACTTTCGTTGTTTTTGCTAATATCAAGAGCTTCTTTGAGATATTTCAAATCAAAACCAAACTCTCTATAACCCTCTTTTACAGCAGCTAAATAATTCTTGCTTGGCATATTTAAGCTAATTCTATCTTTAATTTTATCCGTCATAATATAAACCATTGCCTTTACTAATTCACCACTATCAAGTTCTACTTCTACATCTTCTTTGTAGTAAAAACTTGGATAACCTTCATATCTATCAAGTGCTACTTCATCGCTAGGTTTTATTTCCCAAATAACTACTGGTACTTCTGAGTTCTTTTTTGACTCTATAGTTAAATAGGCATTGTTTTTACTTCCTCTAAAAAGTAATCTATACCTTTTCAATTTTCCTTTCCCGTATACTTTAGCTGTAGGACAGCGATAACTCATTTGCTTTAAATTCAGATTAGAACCATAAGCTACATATAACCTTTTTTTCATTATTTCTCATCCTCTCTCTCGCCACAGTTTCCCTTGTGTTGGCTTTGTCTTAGGCCCTTGGACCTACCTACCACCTTAAGATGGGTCTCCCCCTCGGTGGTTTAACTATGCGGATTCCTGAAATCTCCAAGCTGCAGAACCTTCTAGGTGTTTGCAAAGATGTTCTCTTGGGTTCTTAAATTCTTCTCCAATGAATCCAATTCTGTTAAGCCATGTTCTCATTGCAAATTTTGGATTTTCAATCTGTGGTTTTTTGCTACTAGCACTTTTTTGTGTTAATGCTTGATTGTTCATAGCTAAGCACAAAAGAATGTAAGTCCTTATTTTCCCTGCGTGAAGTGTTCCGTTAAATCCCCTAAGTTCTACTGTTCCTACTCCATTAAAAAAGCTGTGTAGGTTTAGAAAGTGGTACCTGCTTTCATGGTAATGTCTTCTTCTATTTGAATAATAGCCTTCATACCAGATTTCCTCAATTTCTTCAAATGTTCTTGGCTTTTTCTTGTTCATACTTTCTACTAGCCTTTTGTCCATTTTCTTGCAGTACTTCATTCTTTCTCTTTCTATTTGAAGGCTATCGTAAAGTAAATCATTTCTTGAGTAAATTATGTTTATAAAGTTTCTAAGGCTTCTTGGAGAATGGTCATTTCCATTTAGGTGAATGTGTATCCCTGTACGGTTTTGCTTTTCTGAAAATGCTCCAGTCTTTCTTAAGACTCTTACAATCTCTTGAAGAATTTTTATATCTTGCTCATAGGTCAAGATTGGACTTACTAGTTCTACGCTATATTCTCTTCCTGCTGGAACTTTCTGTCCATTCACTTTTCTTTGGGTAATTATGCTTCCGTCATATACTACTTCCCAAACCCTTCCATCTGGTGAGGTTACTTTGTAATCTGCACCATTCTTTTCCATTCTACCTTCTAAATATTCAGCTATAACTTTTGCTGCCTTCTGCCTTGTAATTCCTGTAAATTCAATTTCAATCCCAAAGTTCTTCGAAAGCATTTATTTTCCTCCTTTTGGTGTGTTTTTCGTTACATACATATATCACTCTAAAGGAGATAAATAGCAAGTACTATTTTTTAAATAAACACAGTATTTTACAGTACTTCAACATATTCAGATATAATTGCTAAAGCTTCAATATAGCTTCTAGAATTAATGATTCTCTCTATCATTTCCTTTGCTTCTTCCTCCATACCTGTTTCTTTTAAAGTTTTAGAAGCAATACTCATTAAGTTAAAAATATTTCCATCCTCTCCGATTAACTTGCATTTAGGCTTCATAACCTTCACCTGGCTTTCTAAAGGCTCCATTTCCACTTAAGTTTTGAAGCAATAATTTTCTAGTACTTTTATACTCATTACCTGTCATTCCAAGTCTTATGAGCCATGTTCTAAAAGCATATTTTTCATTATCTGTATTAATTGGCTTTGCTGATGCATACTTAAGCTGCTTAGCTGTGTTATTTAATAGGCTAAAGAACTTTGCAATTTCACCTATTTCTTCAGGTACTAATCCTTGTTTCTTTATAATAAAAGTTATTGTATCCTCATTAAAACTTATTCCTTTGCAGTTTTCTCTCCCTAGTTCTTCCAGGATATATAAGAAGTCTTTTGTAGTTTCAAAATCAATGTTATTTATTGCACTTATAAAGTATTCTTCTACAAAATTATCCTCAACTCCAAGTGCTTTTTTAATTAAAAATTGTCTACTATAAATCATGTTCACTAGGTTTTTCAAAGTTGACCCAGTATGATCTTTCATTGGTAAGGCGATCTCTAAGTCAGTAGTTTCTAGATTATTGCTTATGATGGCTTCTAAATTCACTTCATCACCTGATTCGTTTATTATCTTCCCATCCCTACCAACAGTATAATCTCCAACTTGGTATGCGAAGCTTGGTGCTCCAAGGTACTTAGGTTTTATTCCTAGATACTCACCTAATCTTTTTACAATTTCTTTTCTTTCCATAAAAATCCCTCCAAGTAATGTAGTTAGTCTATATATCACTCAAAGAGATGTATTAAGCAAGTTATTTTTAAGATATGCTCGAGGGTTTATTCGAAAGAAAAATTAAAATGCCACACAGGGCAAACTGCGGGGCCATATTTTAGCTATATTTTATAACTTCACTATATTTTAGCTTTTTACCATCTCTAATTAAATAAATATCTTTATCAGTTCCAACTTGCTCTATATACCTTTTAATGATAACATCTGTGTATTTTTCATCTAATTCTATGCTATAGCAAATCCTGTTTGTTTGCTCACAGGCAATCAATGTAGACCCACTACCTCCAAAAGGATCTAGTACTATACAGTTACTCATACTACTATTTTGTATTGGATAAGCACATAAGGCTACTGGTTTCATTGTTGGATGAAGGTCATTTTTTGAAGGTCTATCAAAATTCCAAACAGTACTCTGCTTTCTATCAGAATACCATCTATGTCTTCCATCTTTCTTCCAACCAAATAATATGGGTTCGTGCTTCCATTGATATGGACTTCTTCCAAGCACTAAGCTTTGTTTAGCCCAAATGCATACTCCTGAAAGGTAAAATCCTGCATCTACAAAGGCTTTTCTAAAGTTTAATCCTTCAGTATCTGCATGAAACACATATATTGAAGCATCATTCTCCATCACATTATAAATATTAGTAAATGCTGCTAAGAGGAAATTATAAAATTCATCATCTTTCATATCATCATTCTGGATTTTACCTGCTTTTGCTTCATAAGCTACATTATATGGCGGATCAGTTACTGTTAAGTTCGCTTTCTTTCCATCCATTAGAAGTTTATATGTTTCTTCAGCAGTACTATCTCCACAGATTAATCTATGTCTCCCTAGCAACCATAAATCTCCCAATCTAGATATTGCAGGTTCTTTTAGAACTTCGTCAACATCAAAATCATCTTCTTTTACATCTTTATTATGAAGCTCACTAAAAAGTTCATCAAGTTCTGGTGGATCAAATCCAGTAAACTCTATATCAAAATTCGATTCTTTCAAATCATCGATTAAATCCTTTAGTAATTCAACATTCCACTCTCCACTAATCTTATTTAGAGCAATATTTAAAGCCTTTTCCTTAGTCTTATCGATTTCTATAACTACACAATCTACCTCAGTATAGCCTAAGTCTCTTAATACCTTTAATCTTTGGTGGCCACCTATTATTGTATTATCTGAGTTAATTATAATTGGATCTACATATCCAAATTCTGTAATACTGTTTTTTATCTTTTCATATTCTTTATCCCCTGGTTTTAAGTCTTTTCTAGGATTATATTTAGCAGGAATTAAATCACTTACATTTCTTTTCTCAAATCTCATCTACTTCACTCCAAAATCTATATTTTATGTAGCAATCATGGCTACAGAACTTTCTTTTCTTGTTTCCATAAACACTGAATTCTTTTCCACAATTTAGGCATGTATAGCTATAAATTGCAGTTTCTTTCTTATTTCTTTTATCTTGATTTTTCTTCCACCAAGTTCTCCGACACTCATCAGAGCAAAACTTTCGAGGTCTACCTTTATCCTTACTTTTCATGAGCTTTCCACAGTGAAGACATAGAAGATTCTTTTCTTTCATAACCTCTACGTTCATACTAACCACTTTGCCATTTCCAGTTAGATTGTTTCTTTTACAAAAGCTTCTAACAGAATCTCTTGTAAGCCCTAATACATTTGCTATGGCTTTATATCCTAAACCCTTCATTCTTAATTCATAAATCTTTTGTCTTTCATAATCTGTCATAGAAAATCACCTCGTTCCATTTTGCCTAATTGTTTCTTTAGATTCCTTAAAAATTAAGTAAATTTTATTTTTTAGACCCCTTTTTTGCATTATCTTTGTAATTAGTCTATATAAACATAAAAAGCTCGCAATCCTCGGGGTTATAAGGACTACAAGCTTTTTATGGAGTTTTTTACTTCGCAAATTTTGGCAAAATAAAAACCACTATCAAATGTAGTGGTTGCAATATTTAAGGATTTATTAAATTTAACTTCTACTACCCCACCCTATTTATTATGCGAAATTTTGTGTGTGAGGGGGCGGCGGTCTTGGAATGGCTTAGTTGTAGAGATTTGATACCCCCTACCTCATCTATAAGATTCATAACAAAGTATAGTAGCATTCTAATGGAATCTATTAAAGCACTATCATTTGATTCTTGATAATGAAGTCACTCAGCTTTCCCTTTAGTTTACTTCTTATTAACATCTCTCCATACTCTATATTCCTCAATATCATCATGGATCAAAGCATATACTGTAGCAATAACCGCCGCATCATCTAAAAAACCAATTCCTGGAACAACATCTGGTATGATATCAATTGGGCTAAGCAGATATATCAATGAACTTATTACTGCAATTATTGACCCAATTGGAATCTCTGTATATTCTTTATCTATATATGCTTTTACCAATGATATTAAAACCGGAACATCCGATAAGTACTTACCTGCAAAAGGAATTTTTGATAGTTTCCTCTCTAAACGTTCTAAAAAATTCTCCATTTTCTTTTTGTCTTTTAACAAATCTTCCGCTTCAGATTTATTTTTTTCAATTTGCTTTGAGATCTTTTCATCCTTTTGTAACTCTTCAATTTTTTCCCTAATATCCCGTTCTTCCATTTCAACCATCCTCCATTCTTTGTTCTTATATTATATATTATTTTCAAATTTATCACAATCATTTATACTTATATTCTTGATACCTGTCAACTGTCATAGTCTTTCTATCATGGCATTTCTTACATAAGGCTTGCCAGTTACTTTCATCCCAGAAGAGTTCTTTATCTACTCTATGTGGAATGATATGATCTACTACTGTGGCTTCAACTAATCTATCAACCTTAAGACATTCTACACATAAGGGGTTAGCATTTAGAAATCTTTTTCTAGATTTTCTCCATCTAGAATCATATCCTCTAGCATTAGCAGACTTTCTTTCATAAATATTTCTATGTTTTTTACAAAATCTATTCTCAGTTAGTTCAGGACACCCTGGATGTTTACACGGTTTTAGTGGTTTCCTTGGCATTCTTATCATCTCCTAAATTTAGGCATAGAAAAAGCCCTTTAGAAGCAAATCTTCTAGGGCTTATGAACACTGCGTTTCCTTGGAATCAGTCTGATATAACCTTGGCATATTCTACAATGCTATGGTGTCTATACCTTTACATTTTATAATATATCACATTCGCTAGGTGTCTTTCTATGTCTTTTAGTGTCCTCTTGTAAAATTTCATCAATTTCTTTTAATGCTCTTCCATGAAGTTTCAAAATGTACCTTGTATCGTACCCTAAAATCTTGGCTACTTCATCCCAATCCTTGCAATTTATATATCTCATTTCTAGTAGTAATCTATACCTAAAGTCATCTATTTCATTTATTACATTGAGGATTTCTTTTTTCAAGTCAATCAATCTATCTATATCATCATTTATCTCATGGCTCAGATCTATTAGCTTAATAGTAGCCTCTTCCATAGGACTTGTCGTTCCTTTTCCGCCACTTACCTTTTCTTGGGTAAAATTAACTGTAACTTTTTCAGCTAAGGCTCTAATACTTTCTTGCTGCTCAATTTTATTATTTATAACCTTATCAAGCCATATAGCCTGAGATAAATATTCCTTTGCTTTCATAGGCTACACCTCCAGTTGCCCATCATAATAAAGTCTTATTATACTTTCCCTTGTTACTTTATCTAAACTCATTATCCTTTCAATAGCTTTTTTCCTGCCTTCTTCTACCTCTTCTAATGTTTTATAAAAGCTACACCCATCACATTCCTTTATCTTTAAAATCCTACATCTTTTTTTATCATAAGCAAAGCAACTATCCACTATTGGATCCCCCTTTTTCAATTCTGGCTTTAACTGCTTTAAGTAATGCCTCTTGTCCAACTTCTTTGTTCTCTAATGCCTTCATAACATCTTCATCTATAGTATCCTTTGCCACTAGATGATGAATAATAACAGTTTCTTTTTGTCCCTGTCTATCAAGCCTTGCATTAGCTTGCATGTATAATTCTAAACTATAGCTAATACCGAACCAAATAATTATATGCCCTCCAGCTTGAAGATTAAGTCCATGTCCTGCTGAAGCAGGATGGACAAGGAGTATTTCTATTTCTCCATTATTCCATTTCTTTATATCTTCAGCAGTATCAAGTGTTCTTACACTTTTATATCTCTCTTTAATTCTTTCTTTATCATGTTTAAATGAATAGAATATAAGGACTGGTTTTCCATTAGCAGCTTCAATTAAATCATCTAATGCTTTTAGTTTAGCATCATGTATTATTGAAACCTCTCCATTTTCATCATAAATAGCACCATTGGCAAATTGTAAGAGTTTATTTGTGAGTGCTGCAGCATTATTTGCAACAATATCAGTGCTGATTAAAGGGAGAAGTAAATCTTTTTCAAGTTTTCTATATTTCTCCCTTGTAACCTCATCTAAATAAACTGGTACTATGTTATTAACTCTCTTAGGTAGGTTTAGATAATCTTTAGCCCTCATGCTAATACAGATATCTTCTATTTTTTCATATATTTTTTCTTCAGCTTCAGCTTTAGGTTTATATGAAAAAATAATGTGTTGATTTCTCTTATCTGGTAGAAAATATCTATCCCTATATCCAGTCAAAGTCTTTCCAAGTCTTTCACCCTGATCCAAGAGATAAATTTGTGACCATAAATCAATCAATCCATTTGGACTAGGAGTTCCTGTTAGACCTACAATTCGTTTCACTAAAGGTCTTACTTTCCTTAGGGCCTTAAACCTGGCAGCCTTAGGAGATTTAAAGCTTGATAATTCATCTATTACAACCATGTCAAAATTCCATTTATTCTTTAGAGTATTCACAAGCCATACTACATTTTCTCTATTTATTATATAGACATCAGCATTCTCCTTGAGCGCACTTAACCTCTCCTTTTCACTGCCTAAAACTTTTGATATCCTAAGATAATTTAAGTGATCCCATTTGTCTTTTTCAAAATCCCATGTGCTTTCGGCAACTCTAAGTGGTGCTATAACCAATACTTTTGATACTTCAAAGTAATCAAAGATTAGTTCATTTATTGCTGTTAGGGTTATAACCGTCTTACCAAGGCCCATATCTAAAAATAATCCTGAAGCCTTATTATCTATAATCCAGTTCTTTGCATATTCTTGATAGTCATGAGGTTTATATATCAACACATCACCTCTTTTATAAATAAATCTATCTTTTCATATGAATCTATTACATAAACTTTGAATCCTAACTTTTCTAATTGTTCTTTCCTTTTTAATTGCAGAGGTCTTAAGTCCATATCAGGTGCTTTAAGTTCTACAAAGTAGATTTTCCCTTCAGGTAGTAATACCAATCTATCTGGCATACCTGCCATTCCTGGAGATGTGAATTTAAGTGCAATACCTCCCATGTTCTTTACAACCCGTCTTAATTTTGCTTCTATGTTTTTTTCTAAAATCCTAAATTCCCTCCATTCTTTAAACAAGAATAAAGTTTGTTAACAGTCTTGTTAATTCCTACACCCCTGTATTTACAAGATTTTTAGCTTTTTATTTTCAACCCGGTAAACAAGTAAACAAGAATTTCTTATAGATTACTCTAAATTATAGAGATTATAGATTTCACATATAGCTATATGGCTATATTTTATATACTCCATAGTATTATCTTGTTACCTTGTTTACTAATATATCTTAAAGCCTTAATTTAACTAAGTTAGAGCTGGTAAACAAGAATGGTAACAAGCCTAAGTCTTGTTTACTCTTGTTTACCGCTTCTTACAAATATTCTCTGAACACCATACAAAGGAATCTTAGCATTGCCTTGTTTGTTTCCAGTGTATCTTTCCCAGCCATCAATCTTTCTCATAATTGCATTTATTTCATAAGAGTCAATTTTTCTCATAGCAGTAGGTTCTTTTCCAAATAATTCACACCAAATCTCCATGGCGCACACCTTATCTCTTTTAACT